TGCTTCTTCTTCGGGTATTAAAGATTTAATCCATTCAACTGTTAGTAACTTAGCTTTCTTTCTATATTGTTTAGCTACCTTACTGTTCATAAAAGTTCCTCTACATTTGGTTGCTTAACGACCTTTGTTAAATATACTCTACCTTTTGCATATTGAAAGGTCCTAAGACCTTGACCATCATTAGCATCTTTATGACACTCAAACTTATGCGGACAATATGTGCAGTTTCTATGTAGTTTCATATTACCGGCTGCTCCTTCTGGAACTGCAGGATAGCAAAAAGCAGGAGGAGTTTTTCTAAGCATAGCTTTTTTAACTTCTTTTATCTGATACTTAATATTAGGCTTGTCTAAATCATCCGGGATAAAAACTGTTAGTTCCCCTGTTTCTTTATTCATAACTAAGAAACCACCTTTCTCTGTTTTGTTTGCTTCTTCATACCCGGCTAGTTGTGAAAGATATCCGAAGGCATCGTTTTGAGCTAATGTACCATCTTTAAATTTTTTAAAAGCATAACCCGAAGCAGTTTTAACATCGATAACTTGACCATCAATAACACAGTCCATATGCCCTTTAATACCTGACACCTTAACTTCTTTTTGTTCAGATTCAACAACATGCCCGGCTAACTTAACAAAGAATAATATTAATACTTCAAGTAGGTGACCATACAAAAACTTAATAAAGGTAGGTCCATCAATTCGTTCTTTAGGACCATCTACGTTTAAATCATACCAAAGCCTACGTGTAGGCCTTCCAATGTTAGACATACGCAATCCATTCTTAGGTCGCTCTACCGGGGTGGCCCAATTTCTGAGAGCATCTTCCATATCTCTACCAAACTCTTCATACATTTTTTCTGGTACATCGATGGCTTTATCATCTGCCAACACCTCAATAGTCTCGTATATATCTTGTACAAGAGTATCTAAACTTTTAGTCTTTTTCTTTTTCATCTTTAATATTTTTAAATGCCTTGATAACGTCTGTAGAAAATAACTTTTGCAAATTAACTAAAAACATTCTACTTGCATTACCATCACCTCCGGACACAGTTTTAAATGTGTCTAACTTATCTACTATCTTTTTTAGTGTAGTTGTTTTAAATACTAAAGTACAGTACTCATCATCTCCAATACAAAGATTATGAAACCAGTAGTCTGATTCTGTTGCTCTAATACCCGAAGGTTTACCCCAACACTCATACTCTATACAAATGTTACCTGTATTCTGCCAAATGTCTCTTTCTGATTTAACTTCTACCTTTTTATCTGTTAGCATTGCTGCTATCTTTTCTTCCCTGATTTCGCCATAGGTTAAATCTAGGTCAAACTTTTTTCTGTTTTCTTTAGTGGGTTTCACTCCAATTTTCTCCAATTTTGTACTCCCCGGTGAGAGGGCATCTTAGATTGTATTCTTTAGATACTTGTTCTAAACATCTAACTGCTAGGGCCCCTACGTGTTCAGCTTGTTTTTCTGGAACTTCTACCTGCCATTCATCATGTATATTGCCTACAATTTTAGCGGGTATAGTTTGTAATTTTAACATATCATCAAATATAACTAAAGCCTTTTTCATAGCTATAGCTCCGCTACCTTGGAGCAAAGTATTCAATGCAGCATGTTTATGTCGTAACCAAATCTTACGACCATCTAATCCTTTGAGGTAACCTTTTTGAGCTGCTCTAACAACTCTGTCTCTAAGAGCTTTAAATGAAGGCTGATTATTGAGGAAAGATTCTCTAAGTCGTTTACCATCCTCTCTGTTTCCTTGCACGATTGTACCAAGTTTTTCATCTCCTGCTCCGTAAATGAGCGCGTAGATGAATGTCTTAGCCTTATCTCTTGATTCAAGTCCTGCAGCTTTTTGATTAGCGGTGTGAATGTCTCCGTTGATAATTTCATGTATATACTCCTCGTTAGCCATATAGTGTGCTAACATTCTTAATTCTAATCCGCTTGCATCTATACCTACAAGCTTGTGTCCTTCCGGAACAGTCCAACATTCTCTACATTCTTTACCAAAAGGAGAATAGACCCCGGGTACTTGGGCCACGTTAGGATTCCTATGAGCCATGCGACCAGTAATCGCCCCCGTAGAAAACACAGAACCATGAATCCTTCCATCATCCTTTAATGCTTCTACCCAAGACTTAACTTGAGCTAATCTCTTTTGATACAGTAAAAAGTCTGCAATAAGTTTTGCTTCCCGGATGTGTATTATTTTTTTAAGAGTACCTTCGTCTACTATAGGTTGTCCTGTAGGAGTAAACTTTTTAGGTTCCCACCCAAAGTCAATTAAATATTCTCCTATCTGTTTACGTGAACCTAAATTAAATTCTTGTAAATGTTTACGCATGAAAGGGGTTGTATCATTCGTAGCTAATCGGTCATTATATTCTTCCTCACTCAATCCTGACTTGGAGAGCGTACCATCTTTTTTTAACTTAGGTGTAATTAATTTATCGTCTATCCATTTAGGTTTAAAAGTAGCATGGACCTCATCAACAGTTTCTTTAATTTTACAATTCAAGTCTGCCATTAAAAGCATAGCTTTCTTTTCATCAAACACAAAACCATCTAACTCTTGTTGTTTAAGAATATGACTTACCTCATGCTCTAGTAGAATACTATCTTCTGAAAATCCGATTGAATCTTCTTTTAGTTTTTCAAACAATACTTTGTTTAATACCACGTCTTGTCTGCAATACTCAAGTGTTTCTTTTGTGTAAACAGTAAAGTCTTCGGGAGGGGTAGACTTAGCTACTCCAAGTTTATCACCCCATACTTTTAGTGTATGGCCTCCTTCTCGTACAGGATTCAATAGCCTAGACAAAGCTAACGTATCTATTACTCTGTCTTTATTCCATAAATCTATGCCATGCAGTTTTTTAATAACCGGGATGTCAAAACCAATGATGTTATGCCCTATTAATTTATTGGCTTTAGATAATAATTCTAACCCTTCTTCAATATTATCCTCAATGATATCAAAGTCATAATGATTGTCTTCTTCATCAATCGCAACAATACAATAGATTACTGTTGCATCTAAATCATCAGTCTCAATATCAAAAACTAAATCCATAGTTTAAAAGGGTACGTCTAAATCACTAAATTCACTATTCAAAAGTTCTGTGTCTTCATATTCAGATAGTCTCCCCGTATCTTTGTCATACACTAAGGAGGTAGCAAGGCCAACGTCTCCGGTATATCTTGATTTTAATATACGTAATCTTGTGGTCCTAGCTTCTAATTCATCTTCGGCTTGTTGATTACGTTCTAAAGCGATTACACAATCAGACAACTGTGCGATTGCGTTGGACCCTCGTAAGTGTGATAAACTTACATTGACTCCATTCTCATGTCCTTTATCCCCGGATACTCTGCGTAAGTGTGAAACAAGAATAATACCTGCTCCTGTTTCTTCAACTAAACTTCTTAGTCTAGTCATAATAGAGTCTATTGCTCTACGCTCGTCACCCTCTGTTGTAGCTGACACAAGCATGTGTAAATGGTCCACTACGACCCAACGACAATCACATCCTACAATTAGATAACGTAGTTTAGAAAAGATGTCTTCGATATCATTCGTACCAAAGTGAGCATGAATAAATACTCTATCGGACCCGAAGGTTTTATCAAACATTTTTATTAGTTCACCTTCTTCATAACTATCCCGGATATGGTCGATGTATAATCTTGCATCTGCTTCAATAGATAAAACTCCATCTACTGTCCTTCTCCAATCCTCTTCAAGGGCTATGATACCTACGTTATCCTCTGTTTGATTTATTAACCAATGTTCTAACTCTCTCGTTACAGACGACTTACCGAGGCCTGTGCCTCCTGTTAGGGTCATTAGTTCACCTTGACGTAGGCCTATTAACTTTTTGTTTAGTCCTTGCCAAGGATAAGGAACACTCTCTTTCTTTTCTCGTTTTAAGAAAGAAGACTTTTTATCTGATACCCGGATGATACCACTAGGAGTATAAACTTTTGCATCCCACCACGCTCTTGTAAAATCAGCATGTAAGTTTTTTTTGAGCATATCGTTAGCATCTTTATGCCCGTTAGGTATCGTTACTATCCTAGCCTTACGTGGCTTGATAATGCTTGCCACTTTCCGAGCAGCTTCTTTACCTTGCTTATCATTGTCAAAACAAATAACAATGTTATCAAAACTCTCTACGTATTCGATATTATCTTTGATGTCTCTAACTGCTCCTTGTGCTCCATTCTTGATAGAGACTACCGCCCATTTAGAACCTAGTAATTCATAGGCAGCCATTGCATCACATTCACCCTCAACAATCGTTAGATACTTCCCACCTTCCTTAAAAAGCTGCTGACCAAATAAATTGGACCCGGACATAGTACCTTCAAACTTGAAGTCTTTATCTTTGATGTATCGTATCTTCGTACCGACATGTTCGTTATTAATATGATAGGGGTATCTGTGTTGAGCCAATTGACCCTCAGAATTGTAGACTACTTTCACTCCATACTTTAGTGCAGTCTCTTTTGATATGGACCGGTCTACTAAAGGGGCATACATCCCGTTATCAAAAGTTTCTTTTGGATTGTGTGTTCTCATTGGTGTGTTCATTGTTTGTACATTATTTTTATTCCCGGGAGTAAACTTACCACAGGAAAAACATTTGGTAGAACCATCCTCGTTTAAGGATAGAGCATCACTACTCCCGCAATCTTTACAGGGTTGATGCATTTTTATAAATGTTGGATTATTATTCATAGTGTGCATAAAAAAAGCTAAGAGTCCTCATGCACCCAAAGACTCTTAGCCAATTAATAAAAGGACCTTTAGCTTTCTTCTTCTACTATCTCAGCTTCTGCTTCGCTAGTTTGTTCTGGTACATCGCTACTATAGATTTCTACAATCTTATTTGAAAAGAAGTTAATGCCGGCCTGTAACTCTTCTAAGTCAAGGGTAACATTAGCCTTCTTCTGATTAAGTCTTTGTAGTCTACCGAAGATTTGTTGACCTTCTTCGGGTAAATCCTCTACGAAAACCTGCACCCCATCAATAGTGATGTAAGGTTTTGTAGGGTCCTCTACTACCCCACCTTCAGAAAACTGAAGTCTAGGTAGCTTCACTCTTTTAAGTGCTGACACTAGCATTTCTTTAGAGGTTACAAAAAATTTAGATTTTAATTCTGCCATTAGAATTCCTCCCCATCACCAAATGGGTCTAGTTCGTCACCATCCTGTGATTTCATAGGTACTAATTCTATAACTTGCATAGCTTTAAAATCTAAAGTAATGCCTGTCTTACCGGCATATTCCCAAGGATAAGGTTCGTACTGAACTCTAACCTCAGAACCATTACCGACTGTAACATCCATAAGTTCTTTAGACTTATTGAAAAGTTTAGGTGCTTCACGAGGCCCGTTCTTACCATTCACTTTTCTTTTTATGGTGATAGCTTTACCAATGTATTGCGGTTCACCATCTTCATCCTTCAAGCTAAAGTCTTTTACTTTAATTCCTTTGGCTTGAAGATTTTGAGCATCACTATCACTTATTACTAAGTCTACTGTGTAGACTGGTTCAAAAGTAGTATTAGGTTTTGTTACGCTCGCCCAATAAGCTTTACCACTTGCAACTGCCATATTTTACTCCTTACAGTTTAGTTAATGTGTGAGAACTTTACCTGCTAAGCGGGAGCAAGTCAAGTGTTTTTTCAAAAAAATCTAAGACCTCTATTGAAACTGTGTTGTCTTCAAAATGTACAAGAAAGCTATCTTTACTTACAAACTCATTCATAAAGCCTGTTTTATCTTTATACAATTCATCTTCATTAATAATTGCAAACTCTTGCCATGACCTAAATTGTTCTTCATCAAGTTTGAATGTTAGCATGAGTTATCCCTTCAATAATTTAATAGGTAATTTGCACCCTTCTTTATCTTGAGTTAAAAGAAAAGAGTTCAAATATTTTTCTATGGCTCTTTGCAATTTACCCGGGAGGTTTCTATTAAAACTAAGATTGAC